CAGACCGGGTAGCGCGGACGCGGCAAGCGCGGAGCAGGTGAACGCACCCTGCGACGTGAGGATTTTTCATGCATGCCATCCCCCGGCCGAGGATCATCGGCTACCGCAAGAACGGTGCTCCGATCTGGCTGGGCCAGGGTGGTGCGCCGACCATCGACGAACTTCTGCTCTCCATCGACGTGGAGGAGCAGCAGACCGAGAAGATGATCCAGCGGTCACGCGCCGAGGCGAAGGGCATCCTCGCCAAGGCCCGCAACGACGGCCGCCCGAACCTGACCGTCGAGGAAGACGAAGACGTCGAGAACGCCATGAAGGCGGAGGCTCGCGGCAAGGTCGAACTCGAAGGCATCCGGCACAAGAAGGCCCGCGCGCTCTCGATCAAGAAGAGCGAGGCCGAGAACGACCTCGACATGCTCGACAAGCGGCCGGACCCGACCACCGTTCAGTCCCGCAAGCCCGCCTATGACCAGGTCGCCCGGGTCGGTCAGGAAGAGCGGACCTACCACAAGGGCAACACCCGTGGCGGCGGCCTGTTCATCCGCGACGTGGTCAAGCAGTTCCTCTACCGGGACATGGAGTCGGAGACCCGGCTCGCCCGGCACATGCAGGAGGAGCGCACCGAGCGCGGCAAGTACCTGGAGCGTGCGGCCGGCACCGGCGCCTTCGCGGGCCTCACCGTCCCGCAGTACCTGACCGACATGTACGCGCCGGCCGTCGCCGTCATGCGGCCGTTCGCCGACATCTGCACCAAGCACGAGCTGCCCGAGTCGGGCATGACCGTGAACATCTCCCGCATCACCACCGCGACCTCGGTGGCGCTGCAGGCGACAGAGAACACGGCAGTGTCCGAGACCAACATCGACGACACCCTGCTCACCGAGAACGTGCAGACCGCCGCCGGCCAGCAGACGCTGTCCCGCCAGGCGATCGAGCGTGGTACCGGCGTCGAGGACATCACCATGGGTGACCTGTTCCGGCGCTACGCGACCACACTGGACAACACGCTGATCAACCAGGCGACGACCGGCCTGGCGAACGTCAGCGCCGCGCAGACCTACACCTCCGGCGCACCGACGACCCCGCTGTTCTACGGACAGCTGGTCCAGGGTGCGTCCGCGATCGAGGGCGTGCTGCTCGGCTTCGGCATCCCGGACTTCGCGGTCATGCACTCCCGTCGCTGGTACTCGATGCTGGACGCGGTCGGCCCCAACTGGCCGATGGTGGACGGCGCGGGCGCGGACGTGATGGCGCTCGGCACCAGCAACAACGTGCCGTACGGCCGGGGCGTGCGCGGCCAGCTGAAGAACGGCCTCTCCGTCTGCGTCGACAACAACATCGCTACCAACGTCGGCGCCGGTACCAACCAGGACACCGCGTTCGTCGTCGCGCACGACGAGTGCCACCTGTGGGAGGACCCGGACGCGCCGGTCTTCCTGCGCGCGGAGCAGGCGGCAGCCGCCAACCTGGGCGTATTGCTCGTCCTCTATGGCTACTTTGCCTATACTTTCCGTCGGTTCACCAACGGATCGGTCGCCATCAACGGCACCGGCCTCACCCCGCCGCTGTTCAACGGAGCGTGATCGATATGGCAGAGGCGAAGCAGACCGCTGCCGACAAGGCGGCTGCCGAGAAGGCTGCCGAGCGGGTGGCGGCAGAAGAGGCAGCCGCCCGCGAGGCGGATCGGCGAGCGGCCGAAGAGTCGGCCGCCGCCGTCGAGGCGACGAAGGATGCGGAAGCCGCCGAGGTCGACCGGGTCAACACGGCCGCGCAGGAAGCGCATGCGGCCGAGGAGGCCACCCGGGCGAACACGAAGGCTCTCGCACTCGCGAAGCAGCTGGAGGGGTTCGTGGAGACCAACGGCCAGGACGTCTTCGACGAGGCGCTGTACATCCTGATGAACCGTCAGGATGCGGTCGACGAGGCGCGTGGCGTCGACCGTAAGGTGGCTGCCCGCCAGCGCCGAGAGGCGAAGGCGGACCAGGGGGCGACGCCGGCCGGGCGGACCACGCCGGAGAAGAAGGTGGGCTGAGCCATGACCACCACCCAGATCAAGCGGACCCAGGCGGCGCACGTCTTTCCGGCGTCGACCGTCAGCGTCGTCAACGCGACGCCCGGCATCACCGACTCGGCGAATGGCTTCACACAGCTCGACGTCGGCTCGGCCGTCACCACGACCAGCACCGCCGGTCGCAAGATCTCCTCGGTGACGAATCCGGGTGCCGCCGTGATGGACGGCAACGCGACCGCATCCACCGGTCCGCAGGCGTGCACGCTGACGCCGGCCCTGGTGAACGTCACCAAGAAGACCGGTGGCTATACCGACAAGACGGGGCCGCTCATTCCGCAGCTCACGACCGGCCAGCAGACCCTGGTGCAGTTCGGCCTGAACGTATGGACGAACTGTGGCGGGGTCGGCACCGCCGCGACCCGGGCACAGAAGATCCTGTCCGCGAGCGGCATCTTCGTGCAAGAAACGTAGATCCAGATGACTAGGGTGGAAACGAAGAAGATGCCCCGACGGCGCTGGTACGCCTCGGGGCTGGCCGACTGGTTGGAGCCGACGTGTCTGAGTCTAAGCCCTGCATCCGGTGCGGTATCGAACCCCGGCTTCCGGGGGTTCGAATGTGCTATTGCCGAGCATGTAAACAAAGGATCCAACGTGAGTGGCGGGAGCGCGGCGGTGGGCGTGCGGCGGCAACCAGGCCGTGCGCCCGCTGCGGCGTTGCCGAACGCAGCAGTGCGGAGTCGTCCTACTGTCTGCCGTGCTTACGGGAACGGCCCCATTCGAAACAGGTCTATGTCCGAGGCGTTGATGCCGGTTACCCGGCGGCACATCAGCGCATCCGCGCGAAACGGGGAACGGCCCGTTCCCATGACTGTGCTCACGGCTGCGGGCGTCCCGGAGTGCACTGGGCATACAACCATGCGGATCCAGACCCCCGCGAATCGGCCACTTCGCAGGGACTTCGGTACAGCGACGATCCCTATCGATACATCTCGCTATGTGGCACCTGCCATAGATTGTTCGACAAGATGGAGCGGCGCCGAACGGCCTCCTGATTCTTGGGGGAATCGATGCTGATCCGGACTTTGCGTACAACGAAACTTACGCTCACGCGGCAGTTCTTCCTTGATGAGCTACCGACGGGCGCAACGGGTTCAGTTACCGTGACCATAAGTCGGTTAGACGGCACCCTGATCCAGACCGGCACTGCCACTGGACCTGACCCGGTGACGCAGTCCTACTCCTTCGTCTTCAACGGCTCCGACGTGCTGGACATCCTGCTGGTGTCCTGGGCGGCGACGGTGTCCGGCGACGCGATCGTCATCGACTCCGACCAGATCGAGGTGTGCGGCGGCTACCTGTTCTCGCTCTCCGAGGGCAGGTCCGTGGACACCGCACTCTCTTCGACCAGCAAGTACCCGACGGCGCTGCTGACCCAGAAGCGGGTCGAGACGGAGGACGAATGCGAGCGGATCTGCGGACAGGCGTTCGTCCCCCGCTTCTCCCGGGAGATCTATGACGGACGAGGACAGTCGTTCCTGCGGCTGAAGTGGCCGTGGATCCGCACCATCCGCTCCATCCAGGTCCGCAGCACCCCGAGCGGCGGATACCTTGCGCTGACCGCCAACCAGCTCCAGAACGTGGTCGGCGGCGACGACGGCGTTCTGCGCATCGACGCCGGCATCTCCTGGCCGACCACCGGCTACTTCTGGGGCTCGGTGTTCGCGATGGGCCGGCGCAACATCATCGTCGAGTACGAGCACGGCCTGGACTACCCACCGCCGGACCTGGTGCGGGGAGCCAAGTTCAGGTTCAAGTCGCTGGTGCTCCAGTCGACCTCGGCGCTGCCGGACCGGGCGGAGCGGATCGCGACCGTCGCGACCGGCATCGTCATCCTGGCCAGCCCGAGCGAGGACAAGACCGGCATTCCGGAGGTGGACGCCTGCTACGGCCGGCACTCCCGCCCGGTCCCGAGCTTCGGATGAGTGCCTGATGGCCAACATCCTGCTCTATATCGCCAAGCGGGCCATCGTCGATGCCCTCGACTCGCTGCTGTCCAGTGACACCGTCCAGGTCGCCTACAGCTTCCCGGGGGATCCACTGCGGCAGTGCGTCTTCGGCGGCGCCGCCCGGATGACCCAGACCGACGGGGTCGCCGAGCCGGGTGTGGTGACGGTCGAGCGGGACGTGGTGGACATCTACATCCGGTGCGCCATGCCGGGCGATGACACCCGGTTCGTCGAGCAACAGGCGGAGGTGCTCGCCGACCAGATCGTCGGCGCCTTCAACGCGAACCCGTACCTGGTGACGCCGAGCTTGCCCGGCGGCGTCACGGTGACCGGGATCGTCCAGGGCATCG